AATTAGTATGGTTGCACATACTAAATAATACTGACATTTAATTTTTGTTTTTTCATAGTCTGCTCGTATTCGCCATTTAGAAAGGGAAAGCGATGAATAAAAAAATATCTAAAGTTAGTGCAACTAAAATATACAAAAAACTTAATAAAATAGATGCACATATAGAATATTTGCAATTAAATATGTTTGAAAAAAAACAAATATTAGTCAAAAATTTTTATAATGCAGATTATTCATTAAATAATGAATTATCGTCAAATCAATTAGTAAAAAAAATTATGTCATGTCATGCTGACTTTGAAAAAATAAGACAACTAATTTACGATATTATATTTGATGTACCTGAGATTGATGAAGTATTTATAAAAGAAAAATCAGATGGTTATGTGGACTTAGAAGAAAGAAAAAAAGAGAAAATAGTTAAAGAAAAATTAGTAAATTTGTTTAGTAAGGAGATATAAATATTGTCACATATAGATTACAAAGTGGACGGAATTAAAGTTCCAAGTGTCACTACAATTCTTGGTAGATATAAAAATTCTATTGGACTTATTTCGTGGTCAAATAAATTAGGATTAGAAGGTAAATCATATCATGCAGAACTTAATAAAGCTGGTGATATAGGTACTGCATTACACGAATTAGCCGAACTACATATTAAGGGTGTTTATTATGAATTACCTGAAGACTCAATAGTCCAAGAATGTTTTAATAAATTTAAAGATTGGTGGAGTGAGCAAAACTACGAAGTCAATTTTACTGAAAAAAGTTTTTGTTGTCGTAAATATAAATATGGTGGAACTGCTGATCTTGTTGTCAATGGCGATACAATTATTGATTTTAAGACGAGTAAAGCTGTCTATGACGATCATCTCGTACAAATGTCAGCTTACAGGTACATGATTGAGGAGCAAGACGGAATAGAAATTAATAAAGGTATTCTTGCAAGATTTGGAAAAGAAACTGATGATTTTGAAATAAGAGAGTTTTCTAAATCTGATCTGAATAAAGGTTTTAAATATTTTAAAGTTTTACGAGAGGCATTTGATCTCGACAAGCAAATTTCAAAATTAACAAGAAAGGCAAAAAAGAAATGACTATATATAGAAAGATATTTGATATTACACATGAGGTTAGGTCTGTATCACAGACTAAGCCAAAGGGTATTCAATATAAAGTCACTAATTGGAATGATGTTAATGATGTTGTTCGTGAACAATTAGCAAAACATAAATTACTTCTTATTCCTAAAGTTATGGATCACACAAAAGAGGGTAATTTAACTACAGTAAAAATGAATTGTGATGTCATAGATGTAGATACCAACGAAAAAATGACTGTTGGTGATTACTATGGGTATGGGGTTGACAATTCTGATAAGGGAGTGGGTAAAGCCACAACATACGCATACAAGTATTTAATAATGAAGTTATTTTTACTTGAAGTTGGCGAAGCAGAAGATTCAGAAAACGAAAATCCTGTTGCCACTAAACCAAAACAAGAAAAAAAGGAGCATTCAATATGAGTGAAGTAATAATAAAAGCTACTCTATTTAAGAACGAGTACAAAGAGGAAGGTGACTCTAAACCTGACTATCAAAATAAAACAATCTGTTATCCTGATGATGTTCTACAGGAAGATATAGTTCTTAAAAAAGGACAGGCATACAGTATCGCTTTATGGAAGGGTGATAAAGGTAGTCTCTCTGTAAGAATACAAGAGGCATATAAAAAACCTGAAGAACAGACTCATCAACCTAAAGAAGAATCTGCTCCAGTAGATACTTCTAGTTCGGACATTCCGTTTTAATGACCTTGATAGTTTTAACAGCATTAGAGTTATTAGTTTTATTACTAATAGCTTTAATGGTGTGGGCAATAGGCGATCAGTTGAGTAAAAAAGATGAGTAGATTTGATAATTATATAATAGATTATTTAGAAGGGAGAGAATTTTTGAAAAAACATACGAAAGTTTTTATGGATTATTGGGGATATGACATTCCTGAAGATGTGACTTGTATGGTCTGTTATAGTCCTGCTGTTGACCTTCATCATATTCAAGGTAGGGGAATGGGATCGAGTGATAACAAAGACCACCCAACTAACTTAGCGAGTTTGTGTAGAGCTTGTCACGAAAAAACAGCAAGTAAAAAATTCAATGCTTTTGTTTACACAAAGTTATTAGAACGCATTATAGATAAGGTGGAAAAAGATGGAAGGATATAGTCCTGAATTTATTGCTAATGCAAAAGCAGAAGCAGTAAAAAATTATCGTGATGCTAAAAGGCATTATGATAGGTCTGCAAGAACTAAAGATCATATCTACGATACTGCTTATTTAAAAATATTACATGGTTCAAATGAAAAAGTGACTGTAGAAACTGCTAAAGCCAAAGCAAGACAAAGCGAAGATGTATTAGCTTGTAATGTTGCTTTAGATGAAGATAGAAAAAAACTAGATGATGCTTTTGTAGAATTAGAAAGAATAGAAACAAAGATACAAATGATCTTAGATCAGAACGCACTAAAGAGAACTGAAATGAAACTGGGGAGTATTTTGACATGAAGAATATTGAGGTTAAAAAAACTTGGAATGGAAGAATATCTCTAAGAGATTATATTGTGGAAACACAAATAAGAAAAAAAGAACCTGTTAGGGTTCTTTATAAATCAGATCAGATGATTTTATCACCTGAACAATTAGAAAAAAGAGATTACATGACTGAATGTATCTCAAGATATACTGGAAAGAAATACAAGCTATATGATTATGTATGGAAACCACAAGACAATAGACAAGGGGAATTAATATAATGAAAGATAAAATGATTTATTACTACAAAGATTTAGGGCAAATCTTTGGGAAACACGAAAGAACTATGCAACGATTGATAAGTAAGATAAGGTTAGAGAACCCTAAAAATCAATCTTTGAATCGTTGGATAGGCAGTAGTTGGTACTGCACACATAATGATTTAGAGGAGGTATTTAGGTTATGCTCAAAGTCGAAAAGCGAAAAGATAAAAGAAGTCCATTCTACTACATAAAAGGAACTCATAGATTTGGTGAGGAAGTTGTTATCATCAATGCAGAAAGTACAGGGTGTGTTAAGTTTTCTGACGCACAAAGAGTTCTTAATAAGAAAATAAAAGAACTTAATAATGATATAGAGGGTATGAATGAACATACCTTTGGGGAAGCTACAGAAGAATTATTAAATGATCCTGTAGAAATGCCAAGTTATGAGAGGTCTTTAATATACAAACATAACCAAAAATTATTAGGAAAAATTAAACTTAAAGATTTTACATTAAACTTAGTTAATAAATATGCTTATGAGAGGTTTCCTGTCATACAACAATATAAGGGGATTAGATTTAAAGATTTACCTTTAGATGAATTTAAAATTGAGATGTCTAGTAAGTATCATACTGTTAATACTGCTTACATAACTCCTGTAGGTAGAGTTCTTCATTATGCCCATACTAATTTAAACTGGTGTCCTTATATAAGAATGACTAAGTTTCCTATTTTAAGTGCAGACCAAAGGCCAAAATATAATTTTACAATGGAAGAAATTAAAACTTGCTTAAATACTAATGCAGATCATCATATAAAATTGTTGTTTGTTTTTTTAATATTTACAGGAGCAAGATTACAAGAAGCATTAAATGTTCGTTGGGAACATATTAACTTAGAGAAAAAAGTATTAAGTTTATGGCAAGGGAAACAAGAAAAGCCAAGAGAAGTTCCTATTCACCCTACTTTAGAAAAGTGGTTAAATAGAATTAATAATAGAGAGGGATATTTATTTGAATGGAGGACGATTGATGATAGGAAAAAAAATGAAGGATATGGTCTAAGCCATAGGTGGGATTATATGCTCGATCAAGCAGGAGTAGATAAAAAGAAAAAACGCCATGCTTGTAGGCACACTTGGGCGAGTAATTTGTCCGTCTTTGCAGACGCAACACCTCAAGATTTAATGGAAATTGGGGGGTGGAAAGATGTTAGATCCGTTATGGTCTATTCTAGGTCTAATGATGAAAATAGGATTAGAAACAAAATAAATCAGTTGCCTAAATAATTAGCTTCGTATATTTGGAAATTTGGTTGGGGGTGTAGTTCAGTTGGTTAGAACGCCTGCCTGTCACTACTTTAATACAAGTATAGCGATTCATAAATCGTGGTTTTTAGGAATAAATAGGTATTGTTCAGAGTATGCTAGTACACAAAAACTCAACATATTCTGAACACCTATTTTAAAGTTAGATACTGTATTTCTTTTATAACTCCTTTAGGAATTATTTGCGATCTACCATAGAGATCATCTGAGTTGTCATGGTCTTTATCACCTGAAATAATTACATAATCAGAATTTTCCTCCATAAGAAAACCAAGTGAATCTATAGTACAAAGTTTACTACCTAATAAATCATCTTTGGTCTGCCAAGTAGATAAACTACATTCGTTAGTATCTAACCAAATGACATTAACCATAGGAGGAGTTGGCATTATAAAGAACTATTTAACTCTACTTTTTCTTGTTTCTCTAATTGATCTACAAGTGCTTTTTCTTGTTTTGAATAGTCTGCTTTAGCTTTTTGGAAAGCTATAACATCATCTACAGTAACCTTTAGTTTTTCTTCTCTAAGTTGAGCATTTTTTTCTGCCCACTTATCGAGTCTTTCATTTAGAAACTTAATATGAAAATCTTTTTCTTCGTTGTCTTTTTTGACTTCTCTTAGTTCTTTTTTAGTTTTGCGTAGTAATGCTTCTACTTCTTTAACTGTACTCATTTTTTACCTAACACTTTTCCCATTCCTCTTAATCCGAATGAACTAGCTATTGCTCCATACATGGCATATTGAAACCAACTTGGAGTTATAGAAAGAGCATGAAATCCTCTTTCAACATAAGGTTGTAGTGGTGGAATAAAACACATGGAAATTATAATAATAAACAATATTGTCCATGCCTCGTCTTTCCACGAGTCTTTAGATCCTTTAATAGCTTCTAAATCATAATCTATTTCACCTTTAATTTGTTTGTTTAGTAATTCTGTCTTGGCTTTAATTTCAGTAACTTTTTGTTCTGCTTTAGCTTTTTTAGTATCTACGACACCTTTAACGACATCACCAGCTACACCTAACAAAGGTTTTAGTAACATTTGGAACATTAAATACTCCTCATAATTTCTGCTAGTTCGTTTGCCCTATTGGGTGTTTGTTTTGCCCACCTACTATCGAGCATTTCTAAACTAGCAGATTCATAATCACACTTATTTAAGTGGTATCGAAAGTTTTTAAATTTAAGTAATCGTGGCAATCCTAGTTGAAAAGCCATATTAATAACACACCCAAAAGCACGAGGATCAATACTTTCGCTTTTGATGAAAGTCTCTGCATCATTGGTAGCTTGTTTAAAGTCTCGTTCAAAGAACTCCATAACTTTTGCATCATCATATTCTACTCCTTCCTGTAAATCGTCTGTAGGTAAAACTAAATGTCCAACTCCAAAAGTGGCGTTGCCTAGATGGTCTAAGTACACCTTGTTAATTTTTCCTTCGTGTTTAATAATTTCTTCTTTTATTTCTTCGTACATTCTATTAGTTTCTCCAAATACCATTTTGCTTTTTCTAAATCTTCAAGTCCGTTTTTGTGTTTATGTCTTACTACATA